ATTCGGGGATGGGGCGTCGATCAGTGGCCACTGCCGCCCCCGCCCTTGATCCACAGCACCAACGCACCCCAGCCCCCGGCCATGTAGATCACCGTCCCGAAGGCGATGAACCACGCGAACCGCTTGCCCAGCGACATCAGCCCGTCCATCAGCCAGCGGCCGGACGCAGCGTGAGCCCGCTCTTGGAACTGCGCAAGAATTCTGTCCATGGCCAGCCGCGTCAGGTCTTCGTCCTCGAAGGCTTCGCGGATGCCCTCGGCGATGCCCTGCGCCACGGCGCGGCGCACCTTCTCTTCCAGGGCCTGCACGGCCTGGTCCGGTAAGCCACCCCAGTCGGTGTGGTGTGGCAGTGTGTTTCCGCTCATGCGTGGGGCTTTCTGCTGTTCAGATTTCGACCGTGATGACCGGTAGCGACGGCGCCGCCCCAGTGATCTGTGGCCCGACGACGAAGACGCGGCCCGACGTGATGCCCAAGGGGTTGCGCGGTCGGATGTGCCCACCGCCTTGCACCAGCGCCACGGTGGCGGTGCCATCGGCGTGCATCGACGCAACATCGCCGATCAGCGTGGCATCCGACGGCAGCAGCTCCAGCAGCCGCGACAGGGGGTTAGAGGATGAGATTCCCATAGTGTTGTGTGTGCAGCTTGTTCAGCTTTTTCAGTAGTGGTGACGTTCAAGCGTCACCGACTGACGCACGGTTGAGTACCCCGCAGTCACGGTGACGGATCTGACTAATCCGCGCCACGTTTCGCCCGGCTCGACCACCTCAACCAAGTGATTGACATCCAGCACCCCAGGCAACTGCCCACCGGTGAGGATGGGCAATTCCTGCGTGATGAGGGATTGACGACCGCCAGACCCCAGCACAGCACGCCCCCGCTGCACCACTGCAGCCTGTGCAGTGATCAACGAGTCCGTGACCATCTGCGCCGGCAGCGTGCCGCCGAACCCGGTGCGCGTGACGACCCCTAGCACGCCCTGGGACTCGCCCGAAACGATCACGCGGTCGTAGGCCGGCGCGTTGCGGCTCTCGATGCTGTCGCGCACCACGCTGGCCAACGGCATCTGCACATCCGGCGCCACTGCTGCGCCATCCCACTCCCACGGCATCAGCGGGTAGCGCGGCAGCAGGCGCAGCATGGGGTTCAGCCGATCGCTGGCGACGATGGCCCCGATCGACTCGGCCACGCGCTGCACGGCAGACAGCGGCGTGCCCGAGTGCGACCAGGCCCCGGCCGGAATCAGCCAGTCGTCAATCAGCGAGGTGTCGGCGGTGATCCCGGTGAGGTCAAGCGCCTGGGCGATGACCTGCGCCGCAGTGACGGCCGCGCTGTTGCTCCAGCTCTGCGTGCGCATGTACGGGGCACCCAGCAGCGCGGGCAGGCTGCGCCCGCTGATCTGCGTGCGGGTCTGGCCGAACTGGCGCGTGCGGCCGAGGCGCTCGACCACGAACGCCCACGGCAGGCCGTCGACAGCCAGGCTGATCTGAGCGGGTCCGTTCGCGTCGGCTTCCAGTAGCGTCATCAGGCTGGCGTCACCGACACCGGACAAGGTCCAGCCGAAGGAATCTGCGTCGGTGCTGAGCGTGCATGAATGCAGCGTGATCGGCGTCAGGTCCGGCAGTCGGACAGCGGACAGGGTGTGCAAAGCCACGTAGACCTTTCGGTATGGAACGATGAACTGGGCGGGCAGCGAGAAATCCCGGCAGCGGAAGCGCAGCACGCTCGATGGCCCGAACCACCGCTCGGCCAGCAGCAGCTCCACGGCCAGCCCGTGCGGCGGCGTGTAGCAGCGTTCCGGCTGCGGCGGGATGGGCGGCTCGGTGTAGATGCCCCCGTTCGGCCGGCTGGCCAGCCCCCAGGGTATGGCGCCCTGCTGCACCAGCGGCGTGCCGCGCCCCTGCCTGGCGGACCAGTGCAGCCGCTTCGCCGCGCCGATCTGCCAGGGCATGGCGGACACATCGGCCCGGCGGCGCGTCATCTGCACCCAGCCGCCGAGGGTCTGGCGACGTTGTGGTGTGCCCTGCACCCATGCAGCGGCGGCGTCGTGGCGCTGGCGCGTGCGCTGGGTCCAGTCGCTGGACACCCGCGCCGCGAGCCGCTGGCCAGCGCCCCATGGCAACCCAGCCCCGACCGTAGCCCGCGCAGCGAGTGCCGACGGCATCGCCACGCCCACCGGCCGCGCAGTGGCGCGCACCCATGGCGCCACATCGAGCACCACAGCCCGCGCAGCGTGTTCGAACGGCACCCGGACTGCATCGGCAGCACCCGTGCCGCGCTGCCACCCGGCACCGGCACCAGCGCGCAGACCGCGTGACACCGCGTTGTCGTAATCCCCGACAGCAGCAACCGACAGCAGGCCCGGCAGCGTCACCAAGCCTGCGCCAACGGCATCCCCACCGCCGACCACCTCATCCGGCCCGAAGACCAGATTGACGGGGTGCGTGGTGTCCAGCGGCCTGCGGAAGACGAGATCAACCGCACCGCCTGGGGGTGGCGTGTAGACAGGCATCTGCTCGACCTCAACCCTGCAGCACGAAGCCGGTCAGCGTGACGAATGCGCCCGTGTAGCCTTCGAGCGTGTCGAGCTGCACGGCACCACCGGCACCGGTCAGCGTCACGTCCACGTCGATCAGCGGATTCCCGGCACCGTCGGCGATGCGCGCCCAGGCGATGGGCTGGCCCGCGCCGCGCTGCGCGACGATCGGCGCGGCCAGCGTCAGCGCGTTGTCCGCCACGGTGCCGCAGGGCCGCGCCAGGAACAGCACAGCCTGTGCGCCACCGATGCCGACCGTATCGCCCGGCACTCCGGGCATGGGCGCGGCGTGCAGCGTGATCCGCCCAGCATTGACCGGATCGGAGTCGATGCGGCTTCGCAGGGTCTCGACGATGAGCGTGCGCAAGGCGGTGGTCATGTTGATGATCACGGCATGGGCACCGAGTCGATTCGGTCGCGGATGACCGAGTTGTATTCGAGGGTGTGGTCGTGGGCGACAACGAAGTAAGAGCCCGCGGCGATCTGCTCGAATGAATAGGCCCCGGCCGCGTCGCTCCACTGCTCGCGCACCAGGCGCCCGGTCTTGGCGTGATACAGGCGCACGCGGCGCAACACGGGCACGTCAGGCGCTGCATCGACCAGCACTGACCCGGCCACGCGGTGGGCACCACCGTCCACCAGGTCAAACCGGGCAGGCGGCGGCAGCATCCGCCCAGGTCCACCCGTCGGCCAGGACGTGCCCAGCCGGACCAGCAGCGGCAGCGCGACACTCATCAGGCGCCCCAGTCCGAAGTGACGTTGAACATCACGGCGCCGACCGCTGCAGTCGATGTCATCGCGACAAGCACAAAGGTGTCAGTCGTGCCAACGAGGTTCGATACGCTCTGCAGGTGCATCGTCGTTGGGATTTGTGCCAACGGCATCGCCAGCCCACGCGCCAGACCGCGATACGGGTGGCCACTGCCAGAATTTGATTCCCGCACCAGAACAGCCCGCTCGACCGGCATTCCGTTGTCCACAGGGCTGGGGTATACCCCGCCAGCCGCTGCATTGGCGGCACCAGAATAGGCCCCGGTAGCCCGCCCTTGCAGCGTCAGCGCCACGGATGCGCCAATCTGATTGGACAGCCGGGACAGATACAGCCCGTCACTGTTGCCCGGGGCATCCGTTGAGCGGTTGAAGTAGTGCGTGTCCAGCGTAGCCCCACCCATGATCATGCAGTGATAGGCATCCCCAGCGCGCCAGGTCGAAACGTCACCGAACGCGAATGCATGCAGGCCACCATAGGAGGACAACGTGTAGGCGGCGCCATCGGTGAACAGGTACAGCGTGCGCCCATCGCCGAAAGCACACCACGCCTTCGGCGTCGTGCTGTTGGCGCCCTTGCTGATCCAGACACCACCCGACTGCTGTGCAGTCGTCGGCGCGGCAGCGGTGTAGGAGTCCACCCCTGCAGCAGTCTCGACCATCACGGCCCGCGCTGCGGTCGACGAGGCCACCCCCGTGCCCGTGTCGTCCACCCGCAGCAGCATCGTCGTGGTGCCAGACTCAGGGCGTGAGTACACAGCAGTGTTTGTGCCGGCGAACGCCTTGACCCAGCCCAGCGGCGCACGCTTCGCAGTGATCGTGCCCGTGGCGCCCCCATCGGCCACACCCGACACCGCGAACGTCACCGTGTTGGCATCGACCACCGAGGCGACCACCTGGTTCCCGTTCAGCCCGGACGGCGTGGCACCGCTGACGAGGATCGTTTTTCCGGTTTCGTAGCCGTGCCCGCTGATCACGGCAGTGGCCACGCCCGAGGCCACGCTGATCGATGTGACCGCCTTGGTGTTGAACCCGGTGATCAGGAGCGTGTCCAGCAGCGCGATCAGCGAGCCGGCGGCGTTGTTCAGAGCCGGCGCGCCGACCTCGGTGTGGGTGTACCAGACTGGTTTCATGGTGTGTCGATGTCGCCGCGCACGGCAAGGGTGAAGGAATCGTTGGTGACCGTGCCCGCGCCAGGCTTGACCACGCGGGCCAGCCAGACCGGCGCGAGTGCCCCGACGGTGTTGATGCGCACCGTGTTGCCGACCGACCAGCCCGCACCCCAGCCCACCGCAGCGAGCGTGAAGTAGGGCTGGCCGCTGGCGGGGTTGATCGGCGCGAAGTTGCTGTTGATCGTGCCGACGCCGATCTGCCCCAGGTGCTCCCCGTTGCAAAGGAACGAGGTGCTGGACGTGAACGTGATCCGGAACCGCTCGGTGACGGCGCCCAGGTTTGTGACCACGGCCGGCTGGTTGATCGTGTCGTAGGTGCCCGAGGCGGCGTTGCCGATCTGGTCATCGGACCAGGTGTTCGTCCACGTCTCCTGGTCGAACAGCGATGACACCCGCGCCGCCATGTTGCCCACCAGCAGCGCTGACGACACCAGCGAGCCAGCCGGGAAGCTGTGCGTCAGTGGCGCGGTGAGCCGCAGTTGCCCGGTGATCTGCGCCTCGGCGATGCGGCGCATGTCTTCCACGCGGTGGTGCAGCGTCACCGGCTGCACCCACCCGGTGGTGTCGTTCACCGCGACCGTGCCCGCGTCGAGGTTGGCGGTGTACCCGGTGGTGATGGTTGACCCGTTGGCACCTACGAACCGGACATGCGCCAGCCGCTGGCGGCCCGTGTTGATGGTCTGGCCAGCGGTGACGGTGGCGGGGCCGACGGTGGCGGTGTGGTGCAGGACGATCAGCTCGCCCTTGCGGTAGATCGGCACCCGCCCGTCACTCGGCAGGCGCACAGGATCGAGGCCGAGGATGTCGGCATCGAGCGGGATGTAGCTGTACGCGGTCGCGTTGTAGCGCAGCGTGTCTGCCTGGATGCTGCGCAGCTTGCACCACGACACCCCCGGCACACCCAGATAGGTCAGGTCCACCACGCCGACCGGTGGCGCAAGCGGGTTCGACGGCGTGGCCACGGGCGTGCCGAAGCGCAGCACCCCGACACCGCTTTTGAAGTCGAACGTGCCGACGACGCCCGCGCTGTTGATCACCCCGTCCAGTCCGGCGGTGGCGTTGAACGTCGATCCGTCTTCCCACTTGCCGACCACGGCCAGCGCGCCAGGCTTCACTGGGCTTGCAGCACTGCGGAAGATGCAGGCATCGACCAGCAGATCCAGATTTCCGGCGAAGGTGGCGGGCGCAGTGCCGACGCGGGCATCTGTCACCAGCGGGGCCGCACCGGCTGGCCAGCCCGCCAGCGTCACGTAGTAGCCGGCCACGGTGCCGGTGGTCTCGCCCTCGCCCGTGGCGGGCGACGGGTTGCGCACCAGGTCGTACCCAGACGAGACGTAGGAATCGCCGCCGATCTTGAAGCGCACACCGGCCAGCGACATGCCACCACCACTGCCCCAGGCCGCCACGGCGAGCCGCAGCGGCGTGAGGGCGAACGTTCCAGTGAGGGCGGCACCATCGCTGCCCCCATACTGGGCACGCAGGACTGACACGCCCCACAGCGTCGTCCACCAGGCCCAGGCAGCAGCGGCGTTTCCATGGGCCACCGTCACCGAGGCAGCAGACGCCAGGATGGTCAGCGAGACAGCCCGGTTCGAGCTGCCCGTGTAGGTGATGTAGGTGGGGTCCGTGACGGTGCCGCCGAAGGGAATCTTCCGTTCCCAGGTTCCCTGCTTTTCGGTGAATCCGGCGGTGGACTTGTTGAGCGACAGCGCCCCGGTCGTGTGGTTGATCGTGCCCACGGGCAGGTTGCCCGTGATGGTGGTGACGTAGACCGTGCCGCTGGCGTCACCGATCAGGTGCATCAGCTCGACCTGGTCGGCGTCCTCACCCGGGTGCTGGCGCACGGGGCGGCTGGTGACCACAGCCAGCCGCAGCGAGCCGGCCTTGATCGGCGCGCCTGTGAGCGTGGTGGTCCACGTCGCCCCGCCATCGGCGAAGGATGCGACATCGACCGCCACCGGCGTGACCGCCTGCGTGCTGTGGCTGATGACTGTGCCCGGAGCGGGCAGCAGGTTCGGCGCGAACTGGATGCGCCCAGACCCGTACCACACCCGGCCTGTCGCATCACCGGTCAGCGCCCCGGCCCCGTTGTCGGATGCAGTGCGGGCGGTGCCGGTCGGGTGCTCCCAGGTCAGGGTGAGCGTGCCCGGCTTGACCGGCTGCAGCGTCACATCTGCGTGGACGAGGCCGGCCATGTCGAGCGTGGACACGGCGGCAGTGGACTGCGCAGCGATCGGCGCCCAGGCGTAGATGATCTGTGAGCCGACATCGGGCAGCGCGCCGAGCGTCACCGAAACGGTGCCCGTGTCCGGGTTGGCCGTGCCAGCGCCTACGCCCGAGGCCCCGCCCGACAGCGCGCCCGTGCCCGTGTCGCTCAACACGTACCAGCGCCCACCGGACAGGTAGCTGACTTGCACCGACCCACGGGCGGGGATCGGGTCCAGCGTGATGACGTAGCTCAGGCGCTGCGACTGTGCGGCCACGGGGATGGCCACCGAGCGGGTGACGACTGTGGGCGCGGCGGCTGGGGTGTAGGTGATGACGTGGGCGCCCGCCGAGGTGCCGAACACGTTGGTGCTCAGGACCAGCAGCCCGTTGGCGTAGTCCACCGCGCCGACCTCGGCTGCCCCATTGCGCAGCAAGCCGGCGTCATCGGTGAGCGTGATCCCAGCACGCTGCACCCGCAGCGATCCGGGCAGGATGCCACCACCGACGTACAGCGCCTGCGTGGTCGTGAATCCCAGCGTGATGGTCTGGATGATGTCCGAGCCCATGGGCACTGCTGCGGCGGTCTGCTGGTTGAGCCGCGCATCGGCGATCGGCTGCTCAACCTGCGCAGATGGGACGAGCTGCTCGAAGATGTCGGCCACCTCGATCGTGTAGACCGGCGCCTGGGCATTGAAGACCACCGGGGTGTCGAGCGGCTTGCAGCCGTAGTACCGGGCAGCATCGGCCACCACGGTGTCGTACACGCGGGTCTTGGTGGTGAAGTCCACCGTGCTGTCGCGGTAGCTGTCGGCGGCGGTGCAGCCGGGCAGGTCTGCACGGAGCTGGTCGCTGGTCTCGACGTTGACCTGCAGGCGCTTGAAGGTCTTTTCCTCATTTCCGGGGACGGCAAACTCTCGCTCGATGGCGGTCACGTCGGTGATCCGCACGTACTGCGCCACGGCGGACGCCTGGCCCTCGCGGGCAGACAACAGCAGCGTGGTGCCCACGGCGGGCACAGGCACGTTCGTGCGCTGCAGCAGAGAGAACGCCTGCATGCCGGCGACGACTGAGCCGAACAGCAGGCCAGCGTACTCGGTGCCCCGCGTCAGGTAGGACTCGATCCGCGACTGTGCCGAAGCCCGAACGTCGAAGGCGTCCTCGGTCGAGAACAGCACAGCCGACACGCCAGGATCATTCGGCGGGTTGCTGATGATGACGTTGGCCCCGTAGAACCCATCCGTGTCGCTGGTGCGGATGCCGATGAATGCCTTGCGCAAGTGGGATGCCCCATACACCGTGGACAGTTCGTCCAGATCCGGGAACACGTTGTTGGACAGCCCATCCACGATCTCTATTCCAGTGGCTGCGCCGCCCCCTTCTGGCACGTCGGCCATGACCTGCGAGCGCAGGAGCTTGATGTCGGCGGAGGTGATGGTCATGGGTCTGAGGATTGGGCGGAAATGGAAAAAGCGTCACCCTGCGGGCGCGGGATTGCGCCGCGCTGGCGGTCCAGCGCGGGGAGGTGTTGCGGTCGATCGGGTCAGAGTTCGAGGAAGCGCAGCACCAGCCAGCCGCGATCGGTGGGCAGTGGGTCGCTGTAGCTTTCGAGCTGCAGGGGGGACCACTCCAGCGCGGTGCGCTCGTGGTCGAACATCACCGTTCGCGGGGCGCCGCGCAGCATCAGCGTCATCTGCGCCCCGCCGAGTGCGGCCCATGCCTGCAACTGGGCGGCCACCTCGCGGGTGGACCACGCTGTGTCAGCATCGCCGCGCAGCGTGATCTGTCTGCCGGCAGACCGCACACCGATGTCCACGATCAGCGAGCCGGTGAGGCTGTATTCGGTCTTCTGCGTGACCGGCGACCAGGCGAATTCGTCAGGCCAGTCGAGGTCGTCGGGCAGGGAGACGGTGTTGCCGCTGTAGGTGATGGAGTTCATCAGAGCAGCGCACCAACTCGGGAATACTTTCGGCGGCCATTGCAGCACAGCGACCAAGGCCGGCGGGCAGTCATGAGGTGCGCCAGCCGGTGAACCTTACGGCCACACACAGGGGTACATGGCGCCGACTGCAGAAATTGCTGAATGGCCTCGTCACGCAGGAACGCAGGACTTGGAACAGCAGTCGCAACAAAGGTGAAAATATCTAGCTGCACATCGGTTGTGGTTGTTTTGCTCATGGTGTTTTTGTCTGCAGGGTTTGGGGTGCAAACCCTGCGGGTGACTGATAAATCACGTTAGGCCCGCACTTCGACGGTAGTCGCCTGCATATCGGCGTACGCCCTCAGCATGTCGCGCGTTGCCATCAGGGCTTGCAGCGCCTGAACGCTCCAGCCTTCTTGCGCAGCGTGGCCCACGTCCTCGTCCACCCACCGGGCAGCGTCGTGCAGCGCCTTGGCGCGCTCTGCGGCCACGGCAGCATCCAGTTCGGCTTGCCCGTACAGCGGATCGTTCACTTTCATTCGGTGTTGGGCTTCAAAGTTCAGCAAGCAGCCATAGTGCGGCACGCCGCGGAAAGACCCCATGCGCTGCACCTGCGCGACGGGCCTAACCCCTCGGTCAACCGGAGAGCCGCCGGCAGCGGTTGTGGTGTTGTCGTCAGTTTGCATGAGGCGTCTCCCGGTTACCTCGAACGTTAGACGGCTTGGGGAAACCCGTTGTGCTCGATGCCGTCCAGAAGGCGCCCGGCTGCTTTCTTGCCGACTCGGTAGACCTCCGTCCGCATGCAAGGAAAGTCAGGGCCTTCGCTCACCGGCCATTCATGGCGCGGCGCACCGCCGTCCTCGCGGTCTTGTTCCCAATAGTTGTGGCGGCACATTCCGTGTGCGTCGATGTCATCACCTGGTGCCCACTCACCCCATTGCTTGAACAGGTATGGCACGCCAGTCGCTGCGCACTGGTCGCGCACGGATTGCGCCCACTCAGGGTTCATGGGTCTGGCGTGGGGGCCGCTTTCCCCGCCAACGATCACCCATTCAGGCAACAGCTCACGCGGGATGCGCCCGAGGTCGCCAAGCATTGGCTCAACGCTCCAGAAGCGCACGCGCGCATCAACATCCTTGAGCTTTGGTGCATCGCGCAACATTTCGTCGCGGCTTGTGATCGTGGCGCCGATCCAGACATGAGGGAAGTTCTTGGCGAAGTCGAACGGCAAGGCCAGCATGTTGGGCACGTTGCCGATGCGCTTGGTCAGCAGCAGCCAATCGAGGTCTGGCGTGGCCTGGATCAGGCTCCACAGATCATCGCGCCATCCGCTGGGCACCTGGTTGTCGAACACATCGGCCAGCGAAGCGCAGAACACGCGCTGGCGGCGGCCATGTGTGGCCATGAAATCAGCGGCGCGCTTTTGCCATTGCAAAGGCTTGCGCCAGTTGGCAATGCTGGTGCGCTGGCGCTCGGCGCCCCACGTCACTGAGCCTGCGCGCTTCGCCCATCCTTCGGCGTAGCAGTGGTCGCAGCCTGGGCTAACCTTTGTGCAGCCCACCCACGGGTTGAAGGTGTGGTCTGTCCATTCGATCTTGCTGTCTTCAGCCATTCAATCTCTCCTGTTTGGTGCTGGCCGTCTAACCAGCGGTTCGAAGCGGACGCCGCTTCGCGTCGCCGTTCAACCTGGGGGTTACACCGCATTATTGAATCACAAAAACCAGCAAAACAAAAGCCGTTTTTGCATCACGTATACTGACGCGATGGAAGACACCCCGAAGAACAAGGGCGGACGCCCGCAGAAGCCGGAAGCCGAGCGGCTGGCACAGCGGTCGATCCGCCTGCCGCCCGACCTCTGGGCGAAGATCGACGCGCACGGCCTGCAGTGGCTGCGCGACGTGATCCGCCGCGCCAAGCCGCCCAAGGTCTGAGCAGCAGCATCACCGGCCCATGCCTCGGGCTGCACTCTCCAGCACCCGCAGCAGCGCATCGGCACTTTGCTGGTCCGTGGTGTTGATGTCGGTGGTGCGGCCTCCACCGAGGTCCACTTTCACCAGCACCGTCTTGGACGGCGCAGCCGCTGCGGCGGCTTGCTGCGGAGACTGCGCACCAGCGCCGAAGCCGGCCACTTGCCCAGGTGCGGTACTACGCCCGGCCAGCGATTCCAGCGCACGCTGTGCCACAGCCTGCTGATCGCCCACCGATCGCTGGGCATTGAAGCCCACCGCGCCCGCACTGAGTCGCATCACGCTGGCGTTGAGTTCGGCGTTCTGCTTGGCACTCGCCGCGAGGGCTTCCACCAGCGGCCGGTCAGCCTCGGTCAGCGTGCCGTTCTGGAGCTTCTGTTGCAGCACCAGGTACCCGCCCGCGTCCACCGCGTTCTGTCCGGCCAGCCGCTGCTCCCGGTTGTCGCCCGTGGTGGTCTTGCCGTCGATCTTGCCCCGGTCGCCGATCTGGCCGAGCACGTTGAACGCAGTGCGGGCCTCGGTGGCAATGCGCTGCATCTCGGCTGCACCTGTGGCGCCGAGTGACTGCATGCCGCCCCGCGCTGCCTGCGTGGCCTGCTGGATGCGCAGCATCTCTTCCTGCACGGCGAGCTGTGACGGCACGATGCCCCCGTTTGCCGCGATGGCCGCCGCCTTGTACTGCTCGAAGGCCCGCACCTTGTCGGCCACGGCCACGGTGGTGCTGTTGCGGATCTGCTCCCAGCTCGCGCCCATCTTGTCGGCGGTGGCCTGCAACTCTTCGCGGCTCTTCAGCCCGAAGGTGCCCAGCGCCTCGTTCAGGCTGTTCACGCCCGGCTTGATCTCGTCGAGCTTGGCGCGGGCCTTGTCCAGCCCTTCGGCCAACTGGTCACCGCTGAGGAATCCCTGCTGCCCGAGCGCCTGCATGCGGTCGATGACGGCCTGCACGGACTGCTCGGTGCCGGCGGCCTCCAGTGCCTTGTCCAGCGCCCCCGACATGGCCCGCCCCGTCTCCGTGTTGCGCACGCCCAGGCGATCGACGGCGGCGGTCAGTGCGTCCACGTCGTTGATGGCGGCGATGCTGGCGGCGTTGAAGCCGGTGCGGATCTGGTCGGCGCTGGTGCCGGCGCGGCGCAGTGCCTCGGTGTCGATCGCGGCCAGCGCAGCACCCAGCCGGCGGGCACCCTGCTCGCTGCCATCGAACGCGGCGCGTGCCTGGGCCTCGAACCGCGCCAGGTCTTCGGTCTTGAGCGCATCGGCCAGCGCGGCGCGCACCTGCTCGCCGCTGATCTTGCCGCGCTGGGCCAGCGCATCGAGCGCGGCGCCCATGTTGCGGATGCCCGTCAAGTCGCTGAGCTGCGCTTCCTTGGATACCTTGGCCAGCGCGTCGGCGACGGTCCCGCCTTCCTTGCGCACGCCCTCGAATGCGCCGATCAGCGCCTGAGACTGCGTGTTCAGGCCGAGCGTGGCGTCAGCGGCTTTCTGACGCGCCTGGGCGATGGCGGCATCCTGCGCGGCCATGTCGCGCTGTGCCTGTTCCAGCGCAGCGGCCTTGGACTCGGCGTCTTCGATGGCTTTCCCGTAGCCCTGCCACTTCGCGACAGACTCGCCGAGCCATGTGCCGATTTCCTGCAGGTTTGTGACGATGCCGATCAGCGTGAAGGTGCGCAGCGTGGACAGGATGCCCGCCAGCCGGCCGACGCCCGCCACTGCGCCACCCGCTGCATTGCCCGCATCGGTGGCGGCTACGGCGTTGGCCCGCTTCGCGGCAGTGTTCGCAGCAGTGGCAGCGGTGTTCGCTGCCTGCGCAGTGCTGTTGGCGACGGTGGCCGCGGTCTCCTGCGTCTTCGCCGCAGCGGCGGCAGTGGCGGCCTGGGCATTGGCCAGGAACGTTGCAGCCAGTCTGACAGCGGCATACGCAGCCGCCGCCTTGCCCGCGCTGAAGAGCACGGTGCCGAGCGTGTCGAGGTTCCCGGCCAGCGAGCTGATGATGCCAGCGGCAGTGGTGCTGATCCCATTGGCCTTGTCCACCTCGCCGATGTAGCGGGTCCACTCGGTGGACAGGTTCGTGAGGGCGCGGCCGACAGTCGGCGGGAGCTGGTTGAACTCGGTCGCCACCACGGCGGCCTGCCCCTGTAGCGCCTTGATGACGACCTGCGACGACAGCGCGCCCGCGTTCGCCTGCTCGCGCAACTGGCCCGTGGTGAGGCCCAGCCCATCGGCCAGCGCCACGGCCAGGCGTGGCGCCTGCTCCATGACGCTGTTGAACTCTTCGCCGCGCAGCACCCCGGACTGCAGGCCCTGGATGAGCTGCTGCAGCGCGGCCTCAGATGACGCGGCCGAAGCGCCGGACACCTGAACGGCCTGGTTGATTGTCTCGGTGAGGGCCAGCGCATCACGCTGTGACACGCCCAGCTCCTTGCCGGCGCGGGTGATCTGCGTGAACAGCGTGCCCGTGGACTCGACAGCGGACGAGGTGCGCGTGGCGATGTCGAACACGCCCTGGAACGCGGTGTCGAAGGCGGCGCCCTCCCCGCTGGCGATCTTGATGCGGGCGGCGAGGTTGTTGTAGGCATCGGCTGTGCGCAGCACATCGCCCACCGTCCCGGCCAGCAGACCGCCACCGACGACAGCCGCAGCAGCCGCGGCGACGTTGCGCAGGCCACCGCCGATGCGCTCGACGCTGGCCCGCACTTCTTCGTTGACCCGGACGGCTTGGCCAGCGGCGGCAGTGGACTGCGCGCCGAACTGCTGCGCGGCGGCGCCCGCTTGCCGCTGCGCCCCGGCCAGCTCGCGGGCCTGTGCGGCGAGCTGCTCGGTGTTGGCGCCAGCCTGGCGGAGCGCGGCGGCAGTCTGCCCCGCTTCAGCCTGCAGTCGCTCGAACTCAGCGCGGGCGCCTGCGGCGGCTTCCTGCATCGTGCGCAGGTTGCTGGCCTGCGCAGTGGTGGGTGGCCCGGACTTGCCGAGGCTGCTGGCGTAGAGGTCAGCGGCTCGGGTCAGTGCCTCCATCTTGCTGCGGGCGGTGTCGGTGTCCCGCACCAGACCGCCGAAGCTGTTGGCATCTGAGGCAGTGCGGGCGATGCCCTCCAGCTCCTGGCGCAACTGCTCGGTGGACTGGCGCAGCGCCCGCTGTTTCGCGGCCACGCCATCGAGCGGGATGCCCATCTGCTGCAGCGCCGAACGGGAGGACTCCAGGCCAGCGGTCTGTGTGACCAGCTCCTGCTTGGCTTCGCGCACCGCGTCGGCCAGCTTCTGCATCTGCCCGGCCTGTGCCCGGGTCGGCCCACCCGCCTGGGCGATCTCGGCGCCGAGCTTCTGCGCGGCGGCCTGCGCCTGCTCCAGTTCAAGGCGGGCCTGTCCCGTGGTCTGCTTCCACTCGCGGAACGAGTCGATCGCGCCTTGCTGCTGGCCGATCTCGCGCAGCGCCCGCGCAGCTTCGCGGGCCTTGAGTGCGAGCGACGGATCTACGGCGTCGTCCAGCTTCTCCAGCTCGGTGGCGAGCTTCTCGACTTCGGCCGCACCGGTGGCGGTGGCGGCGATTTCGTACTGGATCTTGGGTCCGGCCATGGTGGGTCTGTCGCTCGCGGTGGCTGGCTGATCAATACCGCTCGTAGATAAACGGCTCGGACTTGCCCGTCGGCGTCGTCAGTTCGGCCTCCAGCTCGATTTCCGCCCACTTGTCGGACAGGAAGTCCACCCCGCCCTTCGGCTTGACCGTGGCCTTCCACAGCGTCACGGAGTGGCGGGCGTTGTTGACGGTGTTCATGCCCAGGAAAATCACCTGCACCGTGATCGACGGCTTGACCGCGCCCGAAATCTTGTAGCCATCCCCCGCCGCGATGGCCTTGGACGCACAGGTGACCTTGCAGGCGGCAGCGTCGGCGATGGCGCCACCGTCGATGGCCATGATCGAACCGTCCCAGCGGTCCACTTCGTAGTCGGTTCCCTCGACGTAGGTGGTCGTGCCCGCCGCGTTCTTCACCGTGACGGCGGTGTCCAGGTTGCGGATGTGCGTCAGGACGTTGGCGATGGTCTTGGTGATCCTCACCCAGCCGCCGGTGTACAGTACGATCGGCTCTTCCGTGACAGTGACGGCCGCCTGGGTGATGTCGGTCTCGGTGCCGAGGAAGGCCAGCCGCAGGTTCTTGCGGTTGACGGTCTGCAGCTTGATGGTGCATTTCGGCGGCTTGTTCTGCGTGGCGGTGGCGAGCACCTGGCCAGCGGTGAGGCGCTTGCGGCTGATCTGCTTTTCGATGTCGCTGTCAGCGGCGACCTCGAACACGGTTCCGTTGCCTGCGTCGAATGCTGCACCGGCCAGCGTGCCCGAGTCGTCGTAGAACTGAAGTCGGATGTCGCCAACGCCAATGAGGCCGAGTGCGTCGTTGAGTGCCATGGTGGAAATCCTTGGGGGTGAGAAGGTGAAAAATCAGGTCAGGCCCGGAACACGCGGGTTTGCGTCTGTTCGCGGTACGAGAAGGAAAACGCGGTGACGATGAGCGCCCCGCCGATATCGATGCCTTCGATCTTGTGGGACCGCTGGCCCTCTTCGAGCGATCCGCCCATGGCGAGAATCCCCGCCTGGGTTGCCGTGCCTAGGAAAGCGTTCCACGCCTTGTTCAGCGTGCGGCGCACCACCACCATGTCCAGATCCGCCTTTTCCCGCGCCTGGCTGTCGCGGCTGATCACCCCGACGTTCAGCGCGAAGGACCGGAATTCCTTCTGGCCCTCCTTCTGGCCGAGCGGGGAATCTGGCCCGTCTTCCAGGAACAGGATTCGGTCACCGTCCGTGAGGTCGGCGACGGAGGTGGGGTTGTCGCGCAGCGTGACCCCGGCCAGCTCGGGCACGGCGGCCAGCGCGGCGAGCATGGCCCGGCTGATCTGGTAAGGGATGGAGTGGGCGGATGTGGTCACAGTGGTGGGC